CGCGGGATTCTGAAACCGTGCAATAACTTGGGCAACCCCAACATTCGGCGGCGCGCTACGCAATGCGTTAACCACTTCTTTAAGATCAGCGCCAGCCGCTTGTTGGGCCAGACTAGCGGAGCGATTTTGTGGCATGGTTCGCAGGTTTGCAACTTTGCCACCAACATACCCGAGTGCAGGGCCAGCAAACGGCACCGCAGCGCCAATCATAGCGCCTGTTGCCGCTTCGTCTGGGTTAATTATTGCGGCGGACGCGCCGCCTAAAGTTGCACCGCCTGCTGCGCGTGTAGCCAAATTGCCTTTAGAAAATCCACCAGTGCGAATAGCTTGCGCTAAAGGCGCTGCTGCTGGAATTGCTTTTAAAGGCGCAGCAATTGCACCGCCAACAGGAAGCGTGCCGATAATTTCAGCGCCCAACTCACCCGCGCCAGTAGAAATTGGAAACTCTCGTTTAAACGGCGCTACACGCGCTTGTGATTCTGCAAGCCGCCGTGCAGCGTCTTCTTGTAAAAATTGGCCCGTATCTGTAGCGCCTAATTTTTCCAGCCCCATACCCAGCAATCTTTGCCCACCAAACATGACGTTGCCGCCACCGCTAATAGCGCCTTCCGATACAGCTTGTATGGGTGCGCCAATTTGTTCCATTACGGCGTTAATGCCTGTAAATTTAAGTGGCGTTCGACGCGGCCCATACGCCGCCATAGTTCCCTCTTGGGTACTTGCGGTGCGGCCACCAAGCATACCTTCGGCAGACGGCTCAACTTGACCAGAAGCTTTTGCCTCTAGTTCCGCCATCCTACGTAAAGCCATTAACTCTTCACGGGCGTCCATAATTATTTCCCAAAGCGTTTACGAAGCTGTGCTAATTCTGCTTCCTCGGCGGGGGATAAAGCGCCGCCGCCCGCAGGTTTAGGCGCAACGGACTTGTACGAATACGTCTCATCAAACGCTTCCGTCATAAATTGCGATGTAAGGTCAGCCTGCTGCTTTAATTTTTTTAACGCAGCTATTAAATCGTCTTTTGATTGCGACCGGTCTAATGATGCCTTAAGATTTTCAAACCTATCGCCTTCGCGGTTAGACACGTTGCCAACCGCAGCTCCTGTTTTAGACGCTGCGCGGAGTTCTGTAATTCCTTGTATAAACGCCAAATTCTTTAATTGCTCAAGGTCAGCTTTTGCCGCCCTAGCTTTATCTGTAAGCGCTGGAGTAATGCCACCAATTAAACCCGTTATGCCATTAATTCCATCAGGGTTAGCAAGTAGCTTATCAACAGTTTGACCGATAACTGACATGGTGTTTGAAACAGTTTTAACTGCTTGCCGTGCTTGTGGCAACACCGCTTCACGCTTTTGAATTTCTTTGGGCTGTAACATTTCAGCAGCAGGCCCTCCTGGAATAGGCTCTAAATCACCATTTGGCGTATAACGGTAACCAGACGGCGCTTTACCCGCAGGAAAACCGCCGCCAACACCTGCGCCCGGTTCAGGTTGCGCGTTAAACACAATTTTGCCAGTTTCATCAACTAAATTTTTACCTACAACATGCAATTTTGGCTGTACTGGTTTTTCTGCTGAAGCGACACCCACACCACCGCCTAAAGTAGCAAGGCTACTGCCCGGCGCAAGAACATGCGGCGTCATTAACCTGTCGCGCTCTTTAATTAACTCTGTGCGTTCTTTTTCTCCAGCAGTGGGAAACCGCCGCAGTTCAAGCAATCTATTTTCAATTTGAGATAGCCTGTTTCCCCCAAGAGCATTGCCTTGCGGCGGCGCAGCAGCGGGGGCTGCCCCCGCGTTAAAAGGCATCGGCGGCACGCCTGCCGGCGGCAGCGCAGTACCGAGATTATTCGTCATAGGCACAGGTGTAGCTACAGCGCCGCCCGCACCAGGTTGCCCAGCCATGTACGCCTTGCGTTCTCTAGCTGTTTGTACAGCTATTGTTGCGGCTTGTATCTGTTCTGGATCGCCCGTTGATATGGCGTGTTCCCAAAACGCTTTTGTCAATTCTTCAGGATCGCCATTGACACCTAACTCTTTTGCCTTATTCATAAATTGGTCAAGACCCGCTTGGCGGCGCTTAAAAGCGTCCATTTCCATACGCATTTTGTCTTGCGTCATGCGGCCTGTTTCAATTTGTTGCTGCGCCAATTGATTACGAGCAACATCCTGTTGCCCTTGCAAATAGCCCATAGCTGGCGCACCAGCATCGCCTAAAAGTCCAAAATTAAGTGCCATGGTTATTCCTTACTGAAACGTGCTGGTTGCTGAGTTCCATGACCCAGAAACATCTGACGCAAACGGATTAGTAAATTTCACTTGCGGCAACAGTCGCGCAGCAGCGCCGTACGCAGAAGACCTTGCGTTTGCACCGGCCATAAGCGCGTTACCTTGGTTTTCTGCCGTAGCGCCGTACAAGCCGCCCGCGCCTGCGCCGTACGATGCCCCAGCGTTGCCCAAATAGTTTGCGGTAGATTGACCTACACCAGCCAAGCTTTGCAACGGCCCCAACATACGTTCTCTTTCAGCGCCGTACCGATTAAATGCATTTTGGTACTCTTGCGAACCCATTTCTTGGCCGTAACGAGTCGCAGCTTTTAAAGCCCCGCCAGAGATCAAACCGCCCCGAGCGGCTGCGGAACGATCAAGTGCTTTCTGACCTTCACCCAATCGGAATGCATACCCTGGGTCTGCTTGAAATTGTTTCATTCCAAACGGCGTGTAATCAACCGCCGCCGTTAGTTTATTGAGCGCGCCTTGTCCAGCTTGAAGCCAGGGTGCTTGCCGTGCAACATTTTCCTCGTACATTCGCTGTTGCAATGCAAGCGCCCTGTCATTGGCGGCGGCAGAAGTATTAGCGGCTTCAGTAGCGGCATTTGACTGATCAACCCCGCCGCCCAAAGTTGCGCCTAACGCTGCGCCTGCGGGGTTGCCTCCAGTAAGAAAAAATCCGGCTGCTCCGCCAAGTAATGACATTAAAGACATAATACGCTCCTGTACTTATTCCAAAAGCAGGTTGTTGTTAGACGCAACCTGCATCATAATCCAATTTTTCATTTTGTTTCCAACGCCTCAATACGAGCGGTCAGGGATGTGATAAAGGCTTGTTGTTCTTGAATGGCTGCGGTTAGGGTCGCCACTAAGAAGCTGGTGTCAATGCCTTGGTACTTAGGATTGCCGTTAGCGTCTATCGCGTCTTTTTCCCCCGCTACGCAGTCTGGTACAACAGCTTGCAATTCATGTGCAATAAAACCTTGCCCATCAATGCCATCTATTTTCCATTTGTAAGTTACTGGCTTGAGCAGTGCTACTTTTGCCAACGCTCCTGTCATTGGCTGCACATTTTCTTTTAGCCGATAATCTGACGTTGTTACATAAGCAGTTGTAGCAGCGGTAGGTGAATATATAAAACCTGCTTGAGACCCCCCAGCAGGGTTAAAAGTAAAGTGGTAATAAGCACCCGCAGTTACTGCCGCATCAGAACGATATGAATACGCACCAGAAGCCCCCGCAGATACAATTTTTGCGTCCCTTGTTGTTGTTGTACCTACAAGCACGTTTTGACTTGCGTCTATGTAGACAGCATTTGTGCCATTAGTAGATATGCCTATTGCATTGGTAGCGGGCAAATACATCCCGTTACCCGTTACGCTAGTGCCGGTGGGGATAAGTTTTGCAGCCGTTGCCGTGCCGGTAGTGGCAAAGTTTGTCCCGTCAAAGGTCAATGCCGAACTTGATGTCCAAGTTGACGCGCTTGAAAAGTACGGTATTCCAGTTGATGTTCCCGCAATTGTTAAAGCCAACGTGCCACTTGATGTAATAGGTGAACCCGCTACCGAAATTAAACCGCCGGTAAAAGTCTGTGCTACGCTGGTGACTGTGCCTTGAGGGTTGGCCGCAGTTGTAATGCTAGTCACACGCCCGTAAGTGTCAATTGTAATTACTGGCACTAAGGTAGCCGAACCCGTAGTTCCAGCGGTAGCGATACCGCTTGCTAAATCAAGGATGGGAGTTAAACCCCCCGTACTGGTAATACGCCCAGCCGTGCCACTTACCGAACTAACGTAAGACAATGACGGAATATCCGCAGTAACCAAAGCACGGAAAGTGGGCGCGGCGGCTGCGCCGCTGCTTGGGCCAGCAAAGATGCGGTTAATTGCTTGCGTGGTCAACGTGCCAGTAAGCGTTCCACTGGTAGTAACCGGCGAACCTGACACCGCCATGATGGATGGCAATGACAAGCCAACAGAAGTTACCGTGCCTGTGCCAAAAGTGGTGCTAGGGATGTTTTTCCAATACCCTAGCGCGGTGTCGTAGGCAATCAGGTCATTATTGGCTAAAGTGCCAAACTGCACGTTGGAATCTGTACCACCAAGTTTAGAGCCCCGGACAACGCCAACTTGGAAAGACCCAGAGCCGCCAGCCCCCGCTTTAATTACAAGGCCGACTTGCACTTTAATGTAGGGTGCGACAGGTTCAGTTTTGGTAGGGTTGCCGGTCACTGGGTTGTACCAGATCACATCATCATCAGCCCAAGTTTCCCCAAAAGCAGCGCCGTTAGTTGTAATGCCGCGCACCACACCAAACGATGTAACGCGCCCAAAACCATTAAGGGCTAAGTTTTCAGTAGCTATGCCGATAATTGAGTTGACATCTGTAATACCTGCAACCGTGGGCGCAAACGTGATGACGCCGCTGGCCCCTACTACGCCTGTGTGGTAAATAATTTGCAGTGGTGAGTCTGTGATTGCAGCAGATGCTTTGCCATAAACAAATAGTTCTTCGCCAATTTGCTGGGTAATGTTTCCATTGCCCATGCCCAAGTTCCACGCGCCCGTGGAGCCGTCGTACCACATACGGCCAGCGGCCAGAGTTACCGCCGAACCATTGCCCCAATCCAAGTACGGTGTAGTGCCATCAACAATGTACCCGCCGATGCTGTTGCTCCAAATTGGAATGCCCGCGCCCTGGGACTTGAGAAAGTAGCCTGACGTACCAGCAGCGGTAAAACCATACGCTGTGCCCGTGCCGTAAGCCACCGCGCCCGCTGTGGGTGTGGCTGCACCATTTGTGCCACCGTTGGCAATTACAAGCGTTCCAGCCAGCGTTACCGCGCCTGTAGTGGCCGTGGCGGGGGTAAGGCCCGTAGTGCCGCCAGACCAGCTTAAAACGCCGGTATTGGCGACAATGATTGTGCCTGCGCCGTTGGTGACCGATATGCCAGCGCCATAACCAAGCGTGTTAAGCGTGTAGCCTGTGCCGTTACCAATCAGCAGTTGGCCATTGGTCGGAATCGTGCCCAGGCCCGTACCGCCAGCATCAACTGGAACAATTCCGGTGCCCGAGCCAAGAGTGGTGAACAGGCTATAAAACCAGCGATACCACTCACGCGAAACCGCGCCCGTGCGCTCGTCCGTAAGCGGAACTCGCGGCGGGGTAATCTGAGTTTCGTTACCTGTAGCCATATTAAGCGTTGGTTGGGCTGAGTATCAATTCAGCGCCCATAATTGCTATCTTGTTGGGGTCAGTGCCTGACAGTTCATAAACTCTATCGCGCAGCTTTAAAGTCATGCCCAGCCGACGCCAAAAGGTTCGATGACCATACGCGCCAATTTTGCCGACGGGCGACCAGTGTTCATTGCTCCATGTATGACCGCCGTCGTCTGACCAGCGCAACATTACTTGCGGGTCGCTACCCTGGCCGTCGTTAAGCCCCACACCTGTTTCGCAGTCCAATTGCAAGCTGTGATGCGCCGTGCGCTTCAAATTGTTCTGGCCGGTTGGCAGCGCGCGCCATGAGCGCAGCCACTTTTGAATGCCGCCGTTGTCGGCGTACACATCCAAGTCAAACCGATAGATGTTGCCATTCTCAAAGTCGCCCACAATGATGTTGCCGCCAAAGTTGCATTGGCAATTGCTGCGGTGCCGCATAAACTCGCCGTTGTCAAAACCGGCACGTTCATGCCAGACTTGAGTAGACACATCGTAAACCCAAGTGGCATTGCCCGAGGGGAACGTCAGCACATAGAAAGCATGGCCTTCTTGCTGGTATGTGTACGCAATAGCGTCCGAGATATTGCCGTATTGAGCAATGGCGTACTCAATGGCATGGGTAGAGACCCTAACGCCGGTATAGCCATTGGCGCGGTAGACGATGCCTTGCCCACGGGCGTCTGTGCCCAGCCAGAACAGGCCGTTGTCCAGCTTGGCGATTGAGAACGCAGCCACACAGCCAATTTCGTTAAACGCGCCTTGGATGCGCTGCAAAGGGAAATCAGCAGCGCCAGAGTCGTACCAGACTTCCACCGAATCGGTGCCAAACACCCATAGTTCGCGGTGGTCGGAAATAACGCCCACTACGCCGTCAGGCGAACCTTCAGCGCTGGCAAAGTCCAGCGGGTCAATTGAAGTACCGTCCAGCAGTTGAGTTACCCAAATCTTTTGGCTATTGGGCTCGTTGTAGACAAAATATCCATCCAGGTAAGAAACCGTAACCGCGCCAGTAAAGTCGGGGTCGGTAATTTGCCCAAACGCGCCTGTGGTTTCGTTGTAGATAAACCCGTCAGGGTTGGTCGCAAAGAATATTTGCGTGCCGTTGTCCGCAATGGACACCGGGCCGGTATTGGTAGTAAGCGTCCCCAACAACTGCGGTGTGGCCGTCAAACTGGTCAGTTTGTAAACGCCAGCGCCGGAGACCACGTAGAAGTCGCTGCCGTTGGTCTGGTGCGCCCACAATGCTCGGATCGGGCCGGTACCCACGGTCTGTAGGAATTCAAGGCCAGGCGCGCGATTTAGAAAGCCGGGCTCTTTGCCGCCTTCGGGGATGGCCTCGGGGAACAGGTTGACCATGCGGTTGTCCGCAGCGTTGATACTGCGGGCAACGTAGGC